ATTAGAAATGATAGTTAATTTGTTAGCAGGATTTTTCTTTTCTTATTATTTCGTGAATGTTGCTGGGTTTCCAAACGCAATAAAAGCAGGATTCAAAATGCAACGAGGTGCAAGATTAAAACCTTTTGATTGTGTCACTTGTCTTTCAGTATGGACATCGGCAGCACTATTCTTTTTACCACATATTTATTCAGAATTTCTTTGCATCATATTTGGTGCAGGATTCATCGGTCAAAAAATCAAATGAAAGTATTAGGCATTGCACATCCAAATTCAGGTTGCGGTTATCATCGTATAGTTTTACCGCTTATGTTCATGCAGGACATCTCTGGAATTTGCACAAACAAACCGACAGAAGAAGTTTTATCTGAACAATGGGATGTGCTATTTTACAATCGTGTTTCAATGTTTGATAATAATCTTGAAGAAACAAAGAAACAACTTGGTTGTAAGATTGTAGTTGATATGGATGATTCATGGTTATTGCCAACGAACCATCTGAACTATTATGACTATCAGGATATGAATCCGCGCATAGAAAATAACCTGCGTGTTGCTGACCTTATCACTTGTACCAACGAAAAATTGGCAAACGTTATCACAAATCTTAACGAAAACATTGTTATCGTTCCAAATGCTTTACCATATGGATATCACCAGTTCACAGATGAAAAAATTGAAGATGAAAAAATAAGAATATTCTGGTGTGGTGGAATTACTCATGAAGGTGATTTAGAATTATTAAAAAATCCTTTCAGGAAGTTAATGATGCACAAACACAAAATCAAAATGGTTTTGGGTGGATATACTGCAACTGATGATTTTTCAAAATTCTTGTGGGATAAGATGCTTTCATATTTCAGTAACTCTATGAAATTAGATTATGAAATCATAAACGGCACAACACCTGATAAGTACATATGTATGTACAACAATGCAGATATTATGGTTGTACCTTTGCTTGAATCTGATTGGTCAGGTTGCAAATCAAATCTAAAGTTATTGGAGGCAGCTACAAAAGGTATTCCAGTAATATGCAGTCGTGTTGACCCTTACAAATTAGATACAGATGCACCAGTGTTGTGGGTAGAAAACCAAACTGATTGGTTCAAGCATTTGAATTTCTTAATAAATAATAAAAACGCGAGAGAAGATTATGGCGAGAAAATCAAAGAATGGGCAGTTAGAAAATACGATTTCTTCAGAATCAACAATGAAAGAAGAAACGCATTTGCTGAAACTTGCAGAGCATAAACATATTTACGATTTCTTTATCAAAACTGGAGAGGTTGTAAATCTGCATCCACATATAAAGAATGAGATTGCAGATGCTTATCGTGTAGAGTTTCCGCACTATCATTATAATATGGCATGTTCTGCTTGTACAACTGAAATGCTTGTTCAGGTTTATCGTTGGTATGAAAATAAAATAAAATGAATCATTTTTCCCATTCAGGCGCAACTGGTGACATGGTTTTTTCTTTACCTACTATTCGTGAGATGGGAGGTGGCAAACTATACATCACTAACTTTGATATGCAACGTGCAGAATCAATAAAGAAATTAATTGAGGTACAACCATATATCACCGAAGTTGAAATTTGTGATTTCAAACCTGATGGAGTTATTGATTTAGATAAGTTCAGACAACATGCAGGACATCATGTTAATCTTGTAGAAGCACATCTAACTGCGCAAAGATTGTTTATTGATAAAGAAAAATGGAAAGATGGTTGGTTAACATTGCCTGAACGCAATGATAAAAAAGGAAACTATGCAGTAATCAATAGGACAACTAATTATGAAGATTGGGGTTTTGATTGGAGTAAAGAAATTGACTATTTAAAATCAGTATGTGACAAAGTTTATTTCATAGGATATCAAGCAGAGTTTGATTTATTTGTAGAAACTTATAAACTTACTGACATTGAATTTTATGAATGTGATTTCTTAGAAGGTGCATATTTTATTAAGAATGCAAAAGTGTTTACTGGATGTTATTCATGTTGGTCAACTATTGCAATGGGTTTAGGTATAGAATACAGATTGCTACAAGCACCAAATCACACTTGTTCATCATTATTTGAATCACGCGAAACAATAATCAATCAATGATAAAGATTTCAAAAATTAAAAGCAATCCAAACAATCCGCGAATTATCAAAGATGATAAATTCAAAAAGTTGTGTAAGTCAATTAGTGAACTACCTAAAATGATGGAACTGCGTCCTATCGTTGTTGATGAGAATTTTATTGTGCAAGGAGGTAACATGAGATTGAAAGCATTGACTGAATTAGGATATAAAGAACTACCAAACGAATGGGTAAAACAAGCAAAAGATTTTACTGAAGATGAACTGAAGGAATTTATTATAAAAGACAACGTTGGATTTGGAGAGTGGGATTGGGATGACCTCGCTAATAATTGGGATATTGAAAAACTTGAAGATTGGGGTTTAGATATTCCTGATTTTGCAGTTAAGGAACTTGAAGCCGAAGAAGATGATTATGAAATACCTGAAGAAATAAAAACAGATATTGTTATCGGTGATTTATTTGAAATAGGCGAACATCGTTTGCTTTGTGGAGATTCAACTGATAGTGATGCTGTTGCAAAATTAATGAATGGGAATAAAGCTGATATGGTATTTACAGACCCTCCATACAATGTTGCTTTTAATGGAAGAAGTGGTAAGTTTGATGTAATTGAAAATGATGACCTACCTGAAAATGAATTTGAAGATTTAATAAATGGATTTATAGCAATTTTAAATATACTACAACCAAGAAATTATTATGTGTGGTGCAATTGGAAGTTTTACGGAATATTACAAAGTAAATTAGATTTTAAAGCGTGTATTGTTTGGGCAAAAAATGTATTTGGTTTAGGTAGAGGTTATAGACATCAACATGAATTTTGCTTGTTTAATGGTAAATTAGATAATGGTATAAATAACGAATCAGATTTATGGCAAGTGAAAAAAGCCACCAACTATTTACACCCAACACAAAAACCAATTGAACTTGCATCAAGAGCATTAAACAATCATAAGCAAGACAAATTAATAGTTGATTTATTCTGTGGAAGTGGTTTAACTTTTTTAGCATCACACCAACTTAAACGTAAATGCTATGGTATGGAACTTGACCCAAAATATTGTCAGGTCATTATTGACCGAATTAAAAATCTTGACCCTTTAATAGTAATAAAAAAGAACGGAGTTGAAATTACATACTAAAATTTATTTAAAACATTTCGGTTATGACCTATCAGATTTTATACCATGTGAAGTATGTGACCGAGTCGCAGTTGATATACACCATATCAAATGCAGAGGTATGGGCGGAAGCAAAGAGCATGATAACATCAACAACCTTATGGCATTATGCAGACAATGTCACATCAATTTTGGAGACAAGAAACAACACATTGAATTCCTAACATTAAAACATAAAACAAAACTACATGGAACTGACAATTAAAATGCATGACACAACTTTTTGCATCATCAGAAAAAATGATGACATCACATTGACTGAACTTTATGAGCATTTCAATGCAATGCTAATTGGTTGTACATTTAGCAAACAACAGATTGAAGATTATATAACTGAAAAAGCAATTGAAATAGAAAACAAAGAATCTATACTTTGAAAAAATAGCACAATAATAGCACATGGCTAAGAAAGACATTGAGAAGTTCCAGTTTAAAAAAGGTGAGGTTGCTAATCCTAACGGCAGACCGAGAAAGTATGTTTCTATCCTGAAGGATGCAGGTTATAAACTTGCAGAGATTAACGACACCATTCAAAACATGATGGCAATGGATTTAGAGGAATTGAAAAAGGTATACGATAATCCAAAAGCAACGATACTGGAAAAGACAATCGCAAACGCGATGGTAAAGAGTTTGCAGAAGGGTTCGTTGTATTCACTTGAAACATTACTTACTCGCGTGTACGGAAAGCCTAAAGAAACGTCAAGCGTTGAGAATAGCGGAAAGATTGAGTTTGTTATTACCAAAGGCAAAACAATCCTTTAAATCGTCTTAAAATGCTTTAAGTGACTATTGAGATACCTGAACTTCATGACAATCAACAAGCAATCCTTGACAACTCATCAAGGTTTCGTGTTGTAATGTGTGGCAGACGTTTCGGTAAATCTGAACTTGCTCAGATTGAAATGATATATGAAGGAATCAAAGGTAACTCAATCGCATACATCACACCTACCTACGCACTCGCAAAAACATTCTTTTCCAAACTTGCTAAAATACTCCCATTTGAAAATAACAAATCGGATTTGATTATTAACTTTCCTAATGGTGCATCAATCATGTTCTTTACTGGTGAACGGCTTGACAATCTTAGAGGTCGCAAATTTCACTTTGTAGTTATTGATGAAGCATCTTTTATTCCTGACCTTGAAAGCGGTTGGATGAATTCAATTAGACCAACACTGACCGATTATAAAGGACGTGCATTGTTCCTATCAACTCCAAAAGGCAAGAACTATTTCTATTCACTATACCTAAAAGGATTGAGCGGTGAAAACGATTGGAACTCTTTCAAGTTCACAACCTACGACAATCCATATATTGACCGAAATGAGATTGACGATGCAAAGATTCAATTGCCACACGCAGTGTTTGAGCAGGAATATCTTGCTAACGCGATGGAGAACGCGAGTAATCCATTTGGTAATGAACACATTAAGAACTGCATAAAAGACCTATCAACAAAAGCACCGAAGTATTATGGAATAGATTTGGCAAAGTCAGTTGACTGGACTGCGATAGTAGGTTTGGATGAAGATGGTTGCGTATGTTATTTTGACCGATTCCAAAAGGATTGGAAACAAACAAAAGAAACAATATTAACGCTTGATAGAAGCATTCCAGTTATGATTGATTCAACTGGTGTCGGTGATGCCATCACAGAAGATTTACAAAATAACTTTTCAAATATGCAAGGCTTTAAATACACATCAACGAGCAAACAACAACTGATGGAATTGCTTGCTTCATCAATACACAAAGAAGAGGTTAGTTTTCCTGATGGTATAATCAAAGAGGAATTAGAGGTATTTGAATATCAGTTTACTGCAACTGGAGTGCGGTACAATGCACCACAAGGCTTTCATGACGATTGTGTGAATGCATTGGCATTGGCAGTTAGATGTAAGAATCAGTTTAAATTTTCAGGTCAATACTATTTCATATAATTTTTCACAAAAAAGATATAATATATTATGAAGGTAAGCATTAAGAAGTTTCAAGAATTATACTCAATTGCTCAATCAGATTTGGATGAACTGACAAAATCAAGTTTGCTCATTCAGAATCT